TTGATTTCTTTAAGGATGTCTCGGCGCTCTTCAAACGGCATGAACACGAAACCTTTCTTCCGCATAAGCCATTCATCACTGTTCGCAACAACAATCACATCTCCGTGCTTTGCCGCGTCTCTAATCATCGCAACGTGTCCTGCGTGGATCGGATCAAACCCTCCGGACACTAAAACTGTTCTATTGCTCCATATTGATGGAGGTACTAATCTATTCATATATTCTCCTAATAAAGTGGTGGAGGCGGAGGGAATCGAACCCTCGTCCACAGCATCATAAATTAAAGTCATTCACAAGTTTATTTGGTTGTATCTCTAACCAACAAGATATTTGCCGCGCTTAACCTCCGCTACAACGTGAGAGGGTGATCAATGTTTATTTGTCCAGATCAACCGACTAGCCTCTTGTTTCACACCGGAAGAGACACCGGCGTTGATTATGCAGCTTGCGCTACGTCAAAGTGTGCGTTATTATTTGCAATTATTGTTTTTTAAACGATTAAGGTTGTTCACACCTACTTGCACTTGTCCTTCATGTCTACCCTGTCGAAACCATGACGCCCCCTTAAATAAACTGTATTTCGCTTTCTAAAGCGTAAAATTGTTCGTTTGTTATAAAGTCATACAATAAGTAAAGAGCATCTTCATCTGCCGTTCCAGGCTCTGGATGTTCTTCTGGCTCTGTTATTCGATCTAATATAACACATAAATTTGTTGGCTCATAATCATGAACCCATTTTGCTAAACGTCCTATCATGTTTCCTCCTTTATTATAATCTATCATATCTCTTCTTCTTTGTCAAGTGGAATTTCAACTTTTTTTAAATTAAATGCATGAAGCGTTGAAGTATACCCTGTCTCAATCCATTTGATCTTATACTCATACATCCAAAGCTCAGCATCCGGAAGTGCCTCAAATAACGGAGCAGCTTCAGGTATTATGGTTAAAACAATTCCCATTTGTCTCTCACCATTTGCGTATTTATTCATCTCGCTTGGTTGATAAAACACCAAGTCTCCAATTTTAAGCACAGGTTTTTTTACTTTATGATTGTTCTCCATTCATATCATCCTCCATACCAATAACTAGTCTCCCGTTTTTGGTAGCTATGTCAACAAGGGCATCAATGTCGTACAAATGGAGGCATTCTAGCAAAAATCTGACCTCAGTGTACATGTTTCCATCTGAAAATGGTTTGTATACATCGTGAATATTGTCAGAGCCTATAGCAACCGTTAAGCCGTGTTTTATCATTTCTTCAACCGGTGTTATTGAATTGTGCGTTGGGGATAACCACTCTTTTCTCCGAGAGTCAATCCACGCCGTAGGACATGTGATAAAAGAAAGCCCTGCGTCTTTGGATAGGCCATAGACACGCTCTCTATAGTCTTTTGGATGGGCAGCTATAGAAATACCGTGAACAGCAGTTACTCTTCCTTCCATACCCCAATGTATTGTTCTTAGAGCAAGCATTTCGGTTTCTTTCTCAAGCGAATCATTAAGTTGGTCAACATGAACATGAACTCTCTTTCCGTACTCTTTACCAAGAAATAGGATTTCATCTAGATGTGCTTGTGCTTTGTGTTGGTCAGCCCGTGGAAGACCACCAATAGCATCCAAATATCCCAACCCTAACGCTTTTCTGAGCAAACTATTCTCTTTGGGTGCCAATACCCCTTTAAGTGCTTGAGAACATATTTTAAGCTCAAAACCTTTGGCTTTTGCTTGTCTTTTTACTATTTGAGCGGCCTCTACTGCTTTGAAGCCAGCCACCGAATCAATATCAACAAAAGTTAAAGCACCAGCGGCACCCATTCTTATCTGTTCGTTAACTGCGGTCATCATATTATCAACATATATTGATACTTCTGCGTTCTTTTTGAACTTATCCACGAACTCCCATTTATCAAAAAGGTGGTAATCAACCACCTTTTCCATATTATGTTCTGTTACTGTATATGCTCTATCAAAGTGAGCATGGGCGTTTATGAAGCCGCCCTTTTCCTTTATCTTTTGTATTAATTTGAGATTAGGGTTAAACATCAAGAACCTCCAATTCTGCTTTGAAACAGCAAAACTGTTCTCCATCGATATCAACTACATATTCGTCTGGATATCCATTTTCTTTTACTATCTCAACAAGAACACCTAGTTCGTTTGTTGAGATAATTTTTACTAAATCATTAATCTGCATTATTTCTCCTAAACAATTTCGCTTTTAATTTTATCTACTTTTACTTTATCGTCAGATCCTACAACAAACATGTGTTGAGTTTTGAATTTTCCATGCTTGCTTTCTTCTTGATCTTTGATCGCATTCCATAATGAGTCCGGATCATTAACTTTGTTTTTCACTCTATAATGCCCGATCGGATTATCTTTGCTTTGAGGTCCGGAAACCTTAATGTCGGAAAGTTTCTTTAGACCACTTTGATCTTTTATAAATACATAATATGTATACTCCCCATCTTCATATTTTACTTTATCTCTTCGAACAAAATTTCTAGAGACCTTTTCATTTAAGTTATTTATTTCTTCACGAATAAGTTTTTTTATCCTTTCTGTTGTTAGCTTCATTGTCTTTTCCTATATTTTAAGAACTTTCTCTTGATAACCAAATAACTGCTTAAGAAATTTTTTTATTACATTATCTTTGCAGTTTTGGTTCCCATCGCAAGAGTAGAGGCTCCATGAATAAGTAGATTTTTCTTTACTTATTTTTGCTTTAGTCTCTTTTATTTGTTCCTCTAAAAGCTTGACCATTTGTTTGTCTATCTTTATTAATATATCATGTTTATCACAAATGTCAAGTATTTTTTCAAAGTTTTTTTCCTGCATTGCTTCTTGAACTTCTTGAAACTCTTTCTCATCTCCGCCAAGGTCTGGGTGGAGTTTACGGGCTATCTGTTTGTATAACTTCTTAAAACCATTCTTTTGTATGGTATTGTCGTATCTAACCAAACCGGTCTCTTTTTTTACTGGCTGTGGTATCATCTGATCTAATTTTTTACCGGCTTTTTCATTTAGTTTTGCAAGGTCAATATTCTCTCTCTCACAATAAGCTCTGTGATATTTTTCAAACTCCAGATGCCACTCATGGAGTACTTCATGAACATATTCCAATTCACTTTGAAGGAATTGTAATTCTTTTCTCAAACGCTTAAATTTCTTTTGTTCGATAGACATGCTTTAATTAGGTTGCAACACCATGAAACTCTTTGTAAGAAAACAAATCTCCGGGCGGCTTTTCAATCTCTTTGGAGTATTCCGAATTCATATATATATGGTATTCTTCCCAACTGGATATATTATGGAAATTGTCCGTTATCAAAAGATTTGCTTGGTCTAGGCCAAGATCCGTGAAAACATCCTTTGGTTCAAAAAAACGCGCCGACCAGCGATTTTCTAGTGGTATTTCTTCCATATTTCCAAAACCCCCCTTATATCTTCCTGTCCCTTTACGTACATTTCTTCTATATTTTACAAATTCATCTTTACCAAATGTAAAAGAAGCGTAAATGTTGTCTTGAACTGTTTGGTTCTTCGACATAACATAAAAATTATCTTTTGAACTTATAAACTTTCTGTTCTCAATAAGATCTCGGGGGTTTATAAGTCCATATGGAAAACTCACATAATACTTATCCGGTATTACCCACTTTGATATCTTTGATGATATCATGAATGAGGATAGTGCACCATAGATAACACTCCATGATAAACAATCCCTCTTGTCTCTATCCTTGGGATGCTGTGGTACCCAGAAGATCGGAATGCGTTTGCGTTGATCTTTGTTGACGGAAGTGTTGAAGTAATAATAAGATGGATCTTCTATGTAGTCTCCAATCCTATGCCGCAATAGTGGTGCCGTGTCATCATTACAGACGATCCAAATTGTATCACAGCCGGCATAGGCGCATTCAACAAGAGCTGCGTCTAACAGAGTGTAATCGTTCGCTATCGGAAGCATAACGTCAGGAAACGGAAACTCTAGACTAGTATGTCCACCGGCAACCGGGACGATTCCCGCAAGATGGAAATTTGCTTTTGATGTAATAGTTTTTTTGTAAGTTTCCATATCTCCTTCTCTTTTTTTATTTGACTTAGTGTTTCTCGCATTGTAAATTTAGGCTCGTATCTCTTCACAATCTCACGATGCATGTGTTCTATCTTAAGAGCATAGAACTGCTGCTTGCCTTTCTTATTATATCCGTTTGGTCTTCCGCGCATACCTTGCTCTTTCATCATCTTAAGCGTCTTAAGTCGGACATAGCCCTCACTATTTTCATATTCCTGTAGCTCCGTCTTTTGCATACGAGATACAGCGACAAGATCTTTGAAACCTTTTCCTCCTGTTCCTTTTCTTTGCGAGTCATAAAAAATAATTTTATGAACGAGATCATCTTCTGAATCATTTAACTCCTCTAATTCTATTTTTGCTCCTGATCTGATGTCGAACCAATCATATACATCGACTTCACCATCTAAATGCTTATCGAACGATATTCTTCTCTCATACGCAATAATGAAGCGAGAATTATCATTAAGAGAAAAAATAATTTTATTTGCCTCTTCTCGGACATTTCTGACATTATTCGGCATCATAACGAGGCCAGCCATCGATAAGACGAACACTAGTCTATCCCAGATCTGTACTTTGGTCAGAGGTGTCTCCGCTGTGTATCCGAGCAATTCAAAGAAAGAATTGTCTTCCACCATATCAAGTTCGAATGGAACATAAGGCTGTGTGAGAACTATCGGTGTCTCGTGGATATAAGCATAAAATAGGGATTCAAGGGAGCCACCTGTTATTATCTTGGGTAATATTAGATTCACATTGTCCTCATTCTTTGCCTAATCAGTCGTGAACGTTTGTCTCTTGCTGCTTTTAGCTTTCTGAATATCTTCTCTGCTTCTGCTTTGTCTGTTGTGGTCATGCCTCTAGCAAAGTCATCTTCCAATGTAGACATGTCAGACATTTTTTCTTTTGCAAATTGTGTTTGCATTTCTGGACTATCGATAAGATCTTGAAGTCTTTCTCCGTAATCATCAACCTGTGCTGCAGTACGGTACATAACCGTCATATTATTCATAGGTCCTTTTTTCTCGTTCCACAACTCATACATGTATTGATAAAAGCGTCTTTGTTTTTCATAAGCGCTTTGGAGCATTTCATAGTGTGCTCTGTTTTTTTCTTTTCCAATGGAAGAAGTTAGCTCTCCATGGGCTTGAACATACAGTTGCATCATCTTTTCAAACTCGGCTGTTTCTGCTGGTGTTAGTTTTCCGGGTAGTTGGATACCACCATCTCCACTGTCTGGTCCTCTATGGTGCCCACCTTTGCTGGGCATACCTAAATCGAAATCTGTGGATAGTTTGCCAAAATTAAAGTCACCTTGACTTATCATTCTTTGGGCAGCAAAGATTCTCCTTTGAAGATCTTCTGTGTTGTCAAAG